ACTCCTGGTTCATTTCTCAGTGGGTGCCGGCGTGGTTTCTTGCTAACTGGCCTCATAAGCGAGTTATTTTGACTACTTACGAATCCACTTTTGCGGCTACTTGGGGTCGGAAGGTGCGTAACATTATCAAGGAGCACGGTTCGCGGATTGGTGTATCTTTGGCTGACGACTCGACGGCGGCTAACAATTGGTCCACTGATAAGGAGGGTGGGATGATGACGGCGGGCGTCGGGGGTCCGATCACAGGAAAGGGCATGGACCTTGGAATAATTGACGATCCCCACAAGAACTGGCAGGAGGCGCAGTCTCAATCTACAAGGAAGGGGATTCAGGAGTGGTTTGATTCGACTTTTTACACCAGGGCCGAGCCAGGGGCGACGATAATAGTGCTTGCTACCCGCTGGAACGAGGATGATTTAATTGGATATTTGACGACTGAGCGTGCTGCTGACGGCTGGTTTCACATTGTTATGCCGGCGATAGCGGAAGAGAATGACATCCTGGGGCGTCTGGAAGGTGAGGCGCTGTGTCCGGAGCGGTATGATATTGACGCCCTGGTCCGGATCAAGGCGAACATGACGGCGATGATGTGGGCGGCTTTGTTTCAGCAACGCCCTGCCCCGGCAGAGGGAACGATATTTCTTCGGGAGCGTTGGAAGTTTTATGATCGCAAGCCGGTATTCTCGTTTGTGTTGCAATCTTGGGATACGGCGACGAAGAAAAACTATGATGCGGCGTTTTCGGTATGCCAGACCTGGGGGATAAGTCCCTTCGGGGTATATCTCATTGATCAGTTTCGGGAGCGCGTGCAGTACCCGCAGCTTCGGAAGGCCGTGGATATGCAGTATTACAAATATCGGCCCAACGTGATTTTGATTGAAGATCGCGACTCTGGACAGGCTTTGATTCAGAGCTTACAGCAAGAAACTTCATATCCTGTGATTCCGGTTTATCCTGACATGGACAAGTTGATCCGCGCCCAGGCGGTATCGCCGTGGCAAGTATCGGAGCGGCTATGGCTTCCGACCCCATCACAGGCGTCGTGGATTGGTGATTTTGTTGAAAGTTGCGCGGCTTTCCCCAACACCAAATTTATGGATGAGGTTGACGCCATGAGTCAGGCTATCGCTTACGTGATGACGATGGCGATAGGTGGGCGGGTTCATGGGGACAGAAAGCGCGTGACTTCAAAACTATTGGAGGGATTCCGCGAGATGATGTAATCGAAAACTAAGTTTAATAAGGAAAATAAAAAAACTTATAAATTTTTCTTGACAAAATCAAAAACTCTTTGAGAGCCTTTTAATCAGCGGAAGTTGAATCTCTATTTCGAGTTCGTGTTGGAAGTTTTCTCGTTTTCGCGTTCGATCTCTTGTTGGTGTTCGGCTCATGGAAAAGAGTCAGGTTGTCGGTGCCGCGTCGAAAGGCGCGGTGTCGGCACGAAAAAAGAACGGAAACTCTGTTGCCGTAAGTTACGGTAAGCAGAAGTACACTTTTGGGTCTGCCGCCGCCGCGTGGTGGATCATCAATCAAAGGCTTCCGAACCCTGACCGTGTGCTTCAAAAGCGCGGGCAAGCGATGTCGATCTACCGGGAGCTGCTTTCCGACGCACACCTTACCGCTGTTTTGGAGTCCAGGGAATCCGCCACATTAGCGCATGATTGGCGGATTGAGCGGGGGCATTGTCCGTCCCGCCTGTTCAATATCATCAATAAGTGGTTTTTCTCGATCATCGAACGAAAGATGTCCGTGGAGGACTTATCCCGCGACGAGCTATCTTCAAATATCCTCGATGTAGTCTATTGGGGCTATCAGCCCGCCGAACTGTCCTGGGAGTACACATACGGCATGTGGCTTCCGATACAGATCACGCCCAAGCCGCCGGAATGGTTTCATTTTTTCATCAACGATTACGGCATCCCCGAACTCAGGTTCTTGTCTAAAACTCACATGGTCGAAGGTGAGCATCCGCCTGATCCATGGACGCTGATCTGCCCCCGGATCAAGCCTACTTTCGACAATCCGTATGGTCGCGGGGTGGCGTCGCGGTGTTTCTGGCCCATCGTATTCAAGCGGGCCGGCATGGAGTTTTGGCTCAATTTCATGGAGCGGTTTGGGACGCCGTGGGTCATGGGGAAGATCGGCGGACAGGTGACGGATGCCGATCTTGAAGCTTTTTCTTCTGATTTGCAGATGCTCGTTCAGGATGCCGTGATTGCCATTGCCGGGAACAGGGAGGTTTCCATCCTGGAAGGCAAAAATCAAAAGGGCAGCAATGATGGCTTTGAGCTGCTTTGCAACTTCATGGACAGCCAGATTTCCAAGACCGTGATGGGCCACACTTTGTCATCCGATGCCGGGGACAAGGCTTCTTATGCGGCCACCAAAGGGGCCTTAACCGTAAGGTCGGACATCCAGAAGCGTGACATGCGAATGATGACGGCTATCTGGAACGACATCATCAATCTCATTTTTATGCGTAACGGCTACATTGAGGCTCCTCGCCCCAAGGCGGTCCCCTACCTGGCGTCGGAAGTCAATGTGGACATGGCTACCCGCGACGAGGCGCTTACGCGGGCGGGCGTCGTGTTCAAAAAGTCTTATTTTATCAGGGCTTACAATCTCGAAGAAGATGACATCGAAGAGGTTATCAACCCGAGCAAGCTTCAAGCCACGGGGATGCAAGGCGAGAACGACAAGGACAAGCCGCTCGTCGATGTAAAGGGCGAGAAAACGAAAATTTTAGGAGGGGAATAATGGCCGCTTTATGGATGGAAGTATTTCGCACCGGAACTCACACATCGGGGAACGGTATCACCAAAACTTATACCGAAGCCGATTTGGTGAGCATTGCCGACACCTACAATTCGCAGAAGGGGCATGAGGCGCCGCTTGTAATCGGCCATCCGGATACAGATTCCCCGGCTTTTGGATGGACCAAGCAGTTGAAGGTTGCCGGGGGGAAGCTGCTGGCTTTCGTCGATCAGATTACCGATTCGGTAATCGATGCAATCAAGGCCGGGCATTACAAGAAAATATCCATTGCCCTGTACGGTGATAATTTGCTCCGTCATATCGGCCTGTTAGGTGCCACGCCGCCTGCCGTGAAGGGGCTTGCGCCTGTCCAGTTTTCCGAAGCTGAATTTGATGAGTTTGCATGGGCTACCGACGAGTGGCGGGTGCCGATTATCGGGCGCGTCCTGAACGGGATTCGTGACTTCTTTATCGAGAAGTTCGGTTTGGAAGTCACCAACAAGATCATGAATTCGGAGGACATCAGCAGACTACAGGAATCCGCGGGAGGAGTGTGGATAAAACAGGAAACGACGGATGCAATAGGGTTTTCAGACAAATCAGACAAGGAGGATGTCATGAATGAAGAAATGACGAAAAAGATTAAGGAAATGGAGGATAAGCTCGCCGAGCAGTCGGCGCAGTTTTCCGAATTGTCCGGAAAGTTCGATGCGGTTGTAGCCGAGAGCAAAAAGCTCGCTGACCTGATCACCGGGCAGATGGAGAGTGCTCAGGCAAAGGTCAGAGAAGCAGCTTTCGAGTCTGACAAGGCCGGGTTCAAGGCTTTCTGTGATGGCCTGGCGAAGGAGGGCAAGATTCTGCCGGCTGAAACTGACGCGCTTACTGAAGAGTATGCCAGTTTGCGCCAGGCCGAGGAATCACTGACTTTCGCCGAGGGCCAGGCGAGGCCGTCGGAGAAGATGAAGGAGCGACTTGGCAAACGCGAGGCCATGTTTGTTTCCGGCGGGCAGGCGTTTGCTTCTGCGCGTCGTGCTGCTGACACCTCTTCGATCAAGGTTCCCGACAAGTTTGCCAACGTCAAGAATGTTGATCCGATGTCGGTGGAGATCGACAAGCAGATCCGTGAGTACGCCGAGCAGCACAAGGTTTCTTACGAGATCGCCGCGGCTGAATACAGCAAGGCATAACTCATCAAGAAAAGGAGGAACGAAATTATGGCTCTGCATACTGAAAAACCCGGATTGATCACGACCGGAGTTGCTTCTGGTGCAATCACTAAGCGGAGGTTTGTGAACTATTCCGACGCCCAGTGTAGCACCATCGGGGAGTTGGTCAAGGGTGTTGCGCGGGAAGAGGATACGGAGGACGGCAAGCCGTTTGCGATCTGCGTTGACGGCACGGCGCTGGTCGAGGCTGGCGAGGCGCTGGATGCCGGAACACAGGTTATGACCAATGGCCTGGGCAAAGCTATCAAGGCTTCCTACGGCTCGAAGAATACGCCCCGATATGTGGCTGGCGTTGTTATGCGGTCGCAGTCTTTGGCCGGTCAGTCGGTAGAAGTAAGACTTGGCGGCTCCATCATCTCTACGGCGCTTTCGACGACGACTACCACGACAACCACGACAACCACGACAACCACGACCACCACGACCACGGCGGCGTAACCCTGACAAAGGAGGAATAGATTATGAGCGACTTTTTTGATTCTATCACTGAGGGTGTCAGCGTTCCGTTGACCACGCTTGCATCCGGATACCGGCCCGACAATTTGATTGGGACGGAAGTGTTCCCCGTTGTCCGTTCGATCACCAAAGGTGGCAAAATTCCCATTTTCGGGAAAGATGCGTTCAACGTGCATGAGACCCTGCGTGCTCGTGGCGCAAAGTCTAACCGTGCGCAGATGACCTCGGATTCCTGGATCACGTTCTTCTGTGAAGAGCACGATCTGGCTATTCCGCTGGATAAGCGGGAGCTGGACGAACTGAAGGCGCTTCCTGGCGATCTGAAGCTCAGGGCGCTGTTCAACATGCAGGACCGGCAGCGGCGGCGGGTTCAGTGGAACCTGGCTCTTGAGCTGGAAAACGTTATTGCGACGGATGCACTCAATGCAGCGAACTATACTGACGACAATACAGTTACGCTGTCCACGACCAAATGCTGGTCCGAAACCGGTTCCACCCCGTCTAAGGACATCGAGGCTGGGCGGGAGAAAGTCCGGTCGCTGATCGGTATGTACCCCAACACCCTCGTCCTGGGCGCTTCGGCCTACGCGCAGCTCAAGTTCCACGCTGACTACACCGACAAGATGAAGCTTACGTCTGACAAGGTTGTGCGTCCGGACCTGATTGCTCAGATGCATGACTTGAAGCGGGTTATCATCGGCCTGTCGATGGGGGTGGATACGAATGGCAAGTTTTACGATCTTTGGGGCGACGATGCGCTTCTGTACTATCGTCCCGAGAACGAGACTCCGGAAATCGATGAACCGAGCTTCGGCTATACGATCCGTCCGGGCTTTTCGGCGACTCCCTTCCCCTACGTGGACGTTTTCGTGGAGGAGGGCGGCAAGATCGTCAACGTGCGCTGTACAGATATGTGGGACACCAAGATCATCATGTCCAGTGCGGGCTATCTGATCAAGAATTGCCAGAAGTAAATCTGGCGCGGGTACTTAGTTTACTTAAATAACTTAGGTGTCAAATGTTGTATCGAGGACAATTTCTCTACAAAGTGATCTCTGGCCGATTGCAAATCGGCCCGAGAATCTTTGTAGCTGGTGAGTCTGTCCCGTTGAACATGGAGCAGGCAGAGTCTCTGTATCCTACTGGGCAGCTTGAATACGTCAAGACGATTCGGAACAGAGGCACGAAACGAAGGCATTCTGCTCCTGGTGAGAAACTGGAAGGGTTGGCGATGTGTGAAATGGCAAGGCTATGGCTCAATGATTTGCGAACCATGGCGATGAAGGAATACGGGATCGCAGACAAACGGCTGAAACCTTACGAGATCATCCGTTATGTCTATGACACCAGAAAGAGGATCAAGCATGGGATATAGCAACCTTACAGACATGGAGAAGCTGATTCCGGCCTCGATGCTGATCAACTTGTCGAATGATTCGTCCGGAGCGATTGCGGTGGATCAGGCCAATATCGACGAAGCGATTGATCAGGCTGACCGGGAGATCGACGCCTATCTGTTGTTGGCTAACTATTCCGTGCCGATGGATCCTGTCCCGCCGCTTGCCACCAACTTATCCGCGAAGATGGCTATCTGGAACCTTCATTTGCGTAAGTATTTCGACTCCGAAATTTGGAGCAGGACGTACCGCGATTGCCAGAAGATTCTTGAGCGCATAGCGGAGGGAAAGCTTTCCATTGGGCAAGAGGAAGAAGGTGTGGTTCAAGAAGCAGGCGGGAGATATTACACATCTACGCGCACGCAGAAATTCTCCGCTGAAGTTTGGGAGACATTTTAATGAGTTTTCTTGTGCAAAGAAGTGATGTTGTGATGGCGATATGCGAACAGCTTAGGGCTGCCGTTCCAGAGCTAAAGCTTGTGAAGCCGTATCACGGCGAGCTTGATAGGTACGCCAAGAAAACTCAGATCAAAGAACCGATTTTCCCTGCCCAGGTAAACCTTGCAACTCCGTTTGCGTTGGTGATTTCCAAACACAGGACAAAGCTGGCGAAACAGGGTGCGTCGAGAAAGTTTAAGCATGATATTTCAATTTATGTAGGTGATCAAAACACTCATAACTTCAATGACATATCCGCTCCTTCGATATTTGGGATTTTGTCGAAGTGCATGACAGCTCTTGATGGGGCTGTGTTGCTAAAAGGTTGCGGAGAGCTTGCCGTTGAAAGTGAGGGCGATTATCTGATCACGACTGATTTGTTTGTAATTTACGACCAGAAGTATTCACAATTTGAAATTGGAAATTAAAGGAGGAACAAACCATGCCCCCAAGAACAGCACCCCACCCTGACAACTACATGATCGGCAAAGGAGTTCTGTCGATCGCCAAATGGAATGGCGGCGTCGTCGGCGCTTACGCCGATGTAGGCAATTGCCCGAAGTTTGAGTATGAAATGACGGAGCAGAGCGTCGAGCATTTCGCTTCCCGAACAGGTGTGAAGGAGCAGGATGCCGAAATTGTTATTCAGTCCGGCTACAATGTTTCGTTCACCCTGGACGAAGTTTCCGTTGAAAACCTGAGAATGTTCATGAAAGCTACCCTTTCCGGCACCCGGATTCTGTATGCCAACATGAACACGAACCAGTATTATGCTATCAAGTTCGTTTCCGATAACCCTGCCGGCCCCAATACAAGCTACGAATTTTGGAAGTGCAAGCTGACCCCGAACGGCGCTTTCTCGTTGATCAGCGAAGAGTTTACCTCCATGAGTTTCAGTGGCAAGGGCATAGCGGATCGGGTGAACCATGCAACGAGTCCCTGGTTCACGGCGACGTTCGATACCACTACCACAACCACCACGACAACGGCGGCGTAACAGAAAACAAATCATGCCGGGCGGAAGCGCCCGGCTTTTACAAAGGAGAGAATAATGGCACGACGAGTTAAGGAAGTTGATTTAGGCGAAAAGAAGATTCTTGTCAAAGAGCTTACGGTAAAACAGATTAGGAAATTCTGGTCCGAGTTGAACAATCAGGGCATTCCGGACCTGTCATCGATGATGACCGGCGGTCCCGTTTCGGTTTTATGGGACGCATGTATTGATGGTCTTGTCCCTGATGACATGGAAAACATGGCTCCAAGTGAAATCAAGGCGGTGTATGACGCGGTGATTGAGGTTAACACCGTTTTTTTCGACCAGGTGCGAAGGTTCGAGGAAGAAAACCCGGCCGTCAAGGAATATCGGTCGGCAATAGCCCAGGATCTTCGGATGATGGTTTGGCAAAGCTTGACCGGGCTATCTGCCGCCTCATCGAACGAGGACACGCAGGAGTCTTCGAATACGGATACTCCTTCTTCGTAACCGCATTAGAGGTCAGTTACGAAGAGGAAACTCAGGCATTCAAGCTTTTGCGGAAGATTATTGCGACTGCAACACGGGCTGGCTACCATGCCAAAGACAAAGATTTCCAGAAGTTCCTTCAAAATTAAGGCCATGCCATGTCTGAATATAATTTCGGCAATCTTGAAGATCAACTTAAAAAGGCCAAGGAAACAGGTGACGAGCTTGAGCATGGTCGGTCGCTTTTACAACAATTAGACGCTGCTCTTGCTCGGAACAGGGCAATAGTGGATGATCTTGCCAAACGAAATGCAGAGATCAAAAAGAAAGAACAACTGGCAGAAGAGGCCCGTGTTCTAAAATATGGCGGACTGAAAGATAAAAAACGGGAGCTTGGTAGCATCGAACGGATATTTAGGACGTTCGATGCCCTGACAACCACCAACGCGCAGTATGAAGCGGCGAAGCAGAAAGGTTTTGCCGCCGCGTCCAAGACCTTCGTCAAAACGCAATTACAAGACATCAAGGAGGATCTGCATAGTGTCCTAACCGGCTACGAGGAACGCCTGCGCCCCCGGAAGATTGGCAAAGACTACCTGGCAAGATTTCAGGGACTTGATAAGGACGCTCTTTCCACGGAGATTGCCGGCATTGTTCAGGATATCGCAACTTCTATCCCGATAGTCGGATGGGGCAATGCTGCAAGCAGCACGGCAAAGGTTGCCGGAAAGGTTATCGACAGATCCCCGTCGGTTAAGAAGGCGTTTTCCGCGCTGAATGCAAAGTTCGACGTGTGGGCGCCAATGCGTGATTTCTTCCCTAACAAGCCGGAGATTTTCGCGAAGTTTCAGGAAGACGTTCGCAAGGCCATGCAAGGCGACTTTTCCAGTTTGCGTGAATGGGGGCAGACGTACAAACCCACGCCGATCAAGGCTCCACCGACTGGCACAACGACCAGGAAGTTGCGCGACGTTGGTTCTTCCGGACTGCCGAAGCGCACGATAGACATTGCTCCGGGCAAGGCAGAGCAAGGGCTTGAGGCGGCGGAAACTGCCTTGATCAAGGATATTACTTACCTCCAAAGCGATGCTCAGGGCGTCAAATACGTCGATCATTTGCTTGATAAGCGCACGGAACTGCTCGACAATGTTGAGAAATTGGTTGGCATGATGCAGGGAGCGCAGAAAAATGCTGCTGCTGTCAAAGCCAAATTGCGCCGCAAACTCATGATAACGCACGGGTCTGAGGGTGGCCTGATCAACTTTTTGGGCGGCAAGAAGGAATACGAAAAATATCTCAGTATCAAAAAGGCAGGGCAGTTAGAAAAGCATTACAATCCTGAAGTGATTAGCGGTGCGGCAATGCGTGAAGGTTCTTTGGAGAGCCTTCGGAATGAGCTGGCAACATTCGTCCGAGAAGAATACAACCCCACAATGGGCGAAATTTCGCAATTACAACAAGGGCTTAAGAAGTACAGGCATGAATATTATTTAATAGCCAACCAAATCAGTACTACAAAGAAGAAAACCGAAGTAGCAAAAACTATTACGAAGCCGGCTACCGATAAAACGGCGGCTCAGAAAATCGAGAAGATTTTTGATATAGACCGCCCCAACGTCTACCTTGAAGACATCAAGTTTGCCAACAAAGATCGCTTTTCTGACAGCATCGAGTCTGTTGTCGCAAAATTTAATGAAGACAAGATCGATACCCTGGATTCCAAAAATATTACAAAGCTTCTTGCCGATATAAAGAAATTCCGCGCCGTTGATCAACAGTCAAAGAAGGCGCTTTCGACTCTTGTTTTGGACAAGACGGAAATCGCCAAAAAGGAGCTTGCCGCTGTCCAGAAGCAGTTGACTGCTGTGCGAGAAGAACGACGTGCCATGTCTATTCTTCCTTCTGGCACGGTTAAGCTTGCTGAGGATGCTTTTTATGATCCAAAAGAGATTGAGCGTATTCTTGAGCAAGGCGGGATGTCCTTCCCCGATCTTGGCATGGGCGATCTTTTGTTCGGGGCGAGAGAGGCAAAGGTCATCAAGGATCTGTTGATAAAGCCAAAAGATCCCACATCCACGTTGGGGCGGATTGGAAGAAACGCAACCGACCTGTATGAATCTCTGACGACATCATGGAAGCTGGCGATGGCTGTCACTCCTGGGTTCATAAAGCGGAATCTGACAGACAGCTTGTTGAAAAATATCATTCACGGCAAGGTGGGGTTGAAAGCGTATTGGGAGAACGCAAAGTTTCGGTGGTCCGGCGGCAAGAAAGATGTAGTCAACAAGGCAGGAGAAGTCATTTCCGGCCCTGATCTGTACGACGAGTTTACCAAAGGCGGCGCTTACGGCAGTACAGGAATGCTTATCCTTGGCGATCTAAATCTGCCTAAAGTTGGCTTGGCCTCTACTGGCATATTGTCTTCGGCAAACACCATGGTCAAGAGGCTCAATAGTGCTTTATCGGCCTTTGTGACGCCTATAACCTCATTCTTTGAAGATAACTTCGTCCGTGGCCCCCTGGCAATGAAACAGGTTCTTGAAGGGCCGAAGGGGAAAGCAACTATTGATAAGGCGGTCAAACTTACCGAAGAAATCCATTATCGCTTTAGCAATAACGAACTTACTGCATTTGAGAAAGGTATCAAGCGCGTCATGCCGTTCTACGAATGGCATAAGCAAAACATCAAGTTTTATTCCAAAATGCCGCAAGGCAATATTTACGCGGGCATATATCGGGCGGATCGTGGTTTCAGGGACGATGCGCTGCGGGAGAACCCTGAATTAACGCCTCCGTGGATGAGCCGCACATTCGGCCTCGGCGGGCAAGGCGTTCCCGGTCTGTCTATTTCTGCTTTCGCCGACTTCGTGAATTCAGTTAAGAAGTGGAGTTTTGATCCGAAGCCGTTTTTGACCGGTATCAACTTCATGTTGAAGTATCTCGGCGAAAGCATAAGCAATTGGAACGTAAACGCGCAAAAGCCTGTTACTGAGCAGAGATCCGCCAAACCTTACAAAAATGCCGATCCTCTGACAAAATGGGGCATCGGCTATGACCCCGCGACCGATACGGCTGAGAATGTTCGTGCGAGACATTTTCTGGAATCCATCTTCGGTCCCCAGGTGTCAACGTTTCAATCTCTCGGTACGAAGGGGTTCTGGAAAACCATATCGCCATTATCGAACTACAATTACACGCCTGAGCAGCTTGTAGCCATGAAGCAAATGCAGGACAAGGAAGCAGCTCAAGCCGCTGCCAGGCCCGGGCCTCTTGCCATTATCCGCAGCTTCTTTGGAGGCAGTCACTCGTCAGCACAGCCTGTCCCGGTACAGATTGTTGGTAGCCCTCCCGCTGGTAGCCCTCCTGCTGGCCCTCCAAGCTTTTTCAGTATGAGTTCTGGCCCCTCTGGTGGCGGCGGCGGGATTTACGATCCGATTGTAAGGAAAAACCGCAGCAAATACTTCAAGAATTGGGGAATTGCAGCCGGACTTCCCGAAGGTGTTGACGCCGAAAAAGCTTATGGCGCCATGCCGATTCTCCCGGACGATACTATCCGCCTGCGTCAGTTTACACGTTACACTCAGGAAATGGGTGATCTGGCAAGGCTCCTTGAGCATATTGGCAAGGGGGAAGAAGCCCAAAAACTGAGGATTGGGCTGGAACAATATAGCCAGGCTATGACGGCGATGCTTACCCCGGAGCAGCATGAAACCAAGCTCGCTGCTCTCAAGCAAGCGGCTGAATTGCAGCGGGTTCGCAAGCCGTACGAATATTTCTTTACGGAAGAGCAGATAAGATCAGAAAAGCGATTTGGCGCTGGCGAGCACAATACCTTCTTCAATGTAGCGCAACGCGAATATTCGCAAATCCTGTCCAAGACGGCAGCAATGTGGGATGCGGCGATCTTCAAGAATTCCGTAAAGAATCTCAAGCGGAAGATGGAGATCGACCTTGCTACATGGGACATGCAAAAGGCCATGAGCAAGGTTCAGATTACCAACGAGGTTGATCAGGCCCGCAAAGATGCTATCCAAGTCGCATTTATCGAAGACATCAACAAGCTTCGGAACAGGCTCGGAACCGCCGAAGCAAAAGTTCTAAAGAACTGGGCAGAATCCATTCCAGAAAGCGTTGAAAAGCTTACACTGGAAATGGAAGCCGCGAAAGCAGAGTACCGTTTCAGTGATGAGTATCGAATGCTTGAAGAGGATAACAACACGGCGGCGATCACCAACGCCATTAACGCTATCGAGGCCAAATTCAACTTCAAGATTTCCGAATTCTTGGCAAAGGATGCCAAAGCTCGGGCGGAAATGATCATCAACGCCTACGAAAAACAGCTTGAAACGGAGCAGGCAAGGCTTCAGGCAGCATTTGAAGAGGGGGGCATGTCCCTGAAAACTCTGTTTGAAAGTCAGAACAAAGCGTTAATAGGAGCGAATCTCGGCAAGGTTACGGAAGCCACGAAGTCGTTGCTTGCCTACGTCAAGACAACCACGAAGAAATCCGTTGAACCGTCGATTGTTGTGCCTCCCGAAGCAGTCTTCCATAAGCCGAAAGCCGGGATAGGATTTAGCTCGGCAAATCCCAAAGTTTTTACGGGGACCGCACAGAGGGTCATTGATGGCGACACATTGGAAATCATGAACGATCTGACCAAGGAATTGGTCACGGTCCGGTTGGCTCTTCTTGACGCAACGGAAGTAGATCGTGACGATCCCAAGCGCAGTCAGTTTTATGCGGAAAACGCAAAAAAACACCTGCAAGAAATTATGAAGGCATGGGACAACAAAATTAATGTCAAGCTTTACGATAAAGATACTCATGGAAGGTTCGTTGGCGAACTGTTTCCTGCTGATCCTAAAAAGCATACACTTAATGCTTTGGATTATCAAGGAATCAATAGGCAGCTCGCTTCCTTGAATGAATATTGGCTCGCAACCGGCTTGGGCGTAGCAAGTACAAGATACGCGCAAAATCCGGAAGACTTTAAAAGAGCCATCTTGCTTGAAC